CAGTACACGGGCGTGTGCAGGGTCACCGGGCTAGGCCTTCCATGAGGGGCGGAACGTCAGGACCGCCTCCGAGCCGCCAGAGGCTGACGCGGGGGCGTAGGTGATGAGACTGGTCCCGGCGGACAGCAGCCACCATCTGGAGGCGGGGAACTTCAGCGTGCTGGTCACGTCGGCGCCGTCGGACGCGCGCACGGCCGTCTGGAGGCGCGAGTCGAGGAAAACGTAGTCGCCCGCGGCCAGCGTCAGGCTGGGAAAGCTCAGTGAGTCGCCTGAGCTGGCGTTGATCAGGTCGGGCCCGGTGCACGGGCCGTACAGGGCGGCCTGCCAGTGCGCGGCGAACGATCCGTTCGTGATCTGTGACTGCTGCGGGCCGGGGCCGGAGACGAGGAACTCTCCCGACGAGGTCACGAGCAGACCGGAGGATGTGACGAACGCCCCGGCCGGAGTCGCTATGAACGCGGGGATCTGGTACTGCGATGCCGCGACAGACTCCCATACGGCGTCCGGTCCCTTCCAGCTCACCTGGACGGCCCAGTTCGTCGGGTCGGAAAACGGCTTGGAGTCGGAGTCGTAGCGCAACGTGATCTGGCGGTCGCCCTGCCAGGCGTCATTGGAGACGACCAGCACCGGACGCAGTGCCGGGTCGAGCAGCGCCGAGATCGTGTCCCAGACCGACTCGATGGACTGCGCCGGGTCCGACGGCGGGTACAGGACCATCGTCAGCGTCACGGATGCCTCGGTGAGGTACTTGGTGACGTCGTAGGAGCCGTGCGCGCCGACCCGGTCATAAACCGACGAGCCGGACCCGCCCGACGTCCGGGCGGTGCCCGTAACGTCGAGCCTCTGCGCCGCCACGCCGTCGCGCGGCATGAGGACGCAGGTCGCGCCCGATGCCGGGTCGGTCAGCGTGACCGCCGTGACGGTCACCGGAAGCCTCCGCCGAAGCCCGCGCCGTGCAGGCGGATCATCGCGCTCAGCCGCTGGGCGACCATGGTCGCGTCGGCCTCGTCATGCACGTGCATCTCGCCGATGTGAATCAGCGGCCCGCCGCGGCCGGGCAGGCCGGGCTCGAACCCGGCTTCGCTGTAGACCGGCTCGGCGATAATGCCGCCGGAGGCGTGGCGCGGGTGCCGGTGCCGGAGGTGGTGAATGCGGTGGGAATGGTGGGCGGGCGCCTGGTGACCGATCCACCAGGCCGCCTCCTGGCCGAGCGCCCGGCCCAGGTTTTTGAACACCCGCTCCAGCCCCGCCTGCTCGCGGGTGAGTCCGGACAGGAAATTCTTGCTCGTGTCGTACTTGCCCTCATATACGGCACTGGCCGCGCCGCGCGAGATGGCCGTCTCCGTGGAGCTGATCGCGGCCTGGGTGGCGCCGATAGTCTTGAGCATCTTCGGATCGGCGAGCAGCTCGTTAGCCAGCTGGATGCCCTGGTCCGGGCCGAGGTCCACCACTGACTGGATCAGCGAGGACGGGGCGTGCATGCGGGTCAGCTTCTTCAGCGCGGCGCTGAACGCCCGCAGCGTGGACAGCTTGCCGCGCAGTTGAGTGTTCAGGAACTGGGCGCCGGTCTGCAGCTTGCCGCCCACGTAGGCGCCGCCGATGCTCATGTCCTGCGCTCGAGCGTAGCCAGACAGGCCGGACTGCACCGACTGCTGGTAGGACTGGGCAGCGGCGATCTTGCTGCCGACCTTCGCGAGAGCGTTCAGGGTGGCCGTAGCCGCGGAGACCTGGCGCTCGACCATCTTGTCCCGCCAGCGGCGGGCGCTGCCGGTGTAGTTGTCGGCGATCAGCTTGAAGAACGCCTTCTCGTCCGCGTGCAGGGCCGCCACGGTGCTCGCTGTCTTCAGGCTCGCCTCCAGCGAGCGCAGCAGGGCCGCGTCGGTGGTGCCGGAGGCGTAGCCTCCGGCCACCCGCATCGACTGGGCGTGCGGCAGGACGGTTTCGCCGCCGCGGAAGTGCACCAGCTCCCGCCCTCGCTCGCCGACCCATGCCCAGCCCGGCGCGGCAGACCCGGTGCCGCCGGCGTACCAGCCGGCGTTCGTCTCATGCGCCCAGGCGGAGGCAGGGTTGCCGTACCGGGACCCGATGTAGTCAAACAGGCCGGTGAGCTGGCCGAACAGCGTGTTAGGGTCGCCGCCCGGCCACTGGTAGTACCAGCTCGGCCCGGTGATTCCCTGGGCGATGCCGTACGCGCCCGACGCGGGGTTGGTGGCGGTCATGGACCACCCGGACTCGCGCATCACCAGGTTGTTCAGGTCCGTCCACAGGCCCCCGGTCCAGCCGACCAGGGCAGCCATCTTCATCGCCATCTGCTGCGCCTGCACCGCGCTGCCGGCCGCCGGCCCGCCGGGGTTCTGCAGGCCGCCGACCACGTGGTTCTTCAGCGCGGCGGTGGCGGAGGAGACCCTGTCCTTGGCCTTCTGCAGGCCGATGCCGATGCCCGTGGCCATGTGCATGCCGGCGTCAATGGACCACTGCGGCGGGGAGTGGATGCCGAGCCAGCCGAGGATCTTCCCTGGCAGCGAGGTGAAGAAGTTCTTCACCGTGTCCCACACGGAGCTGAATCCGTGCAGCAGGCCGCGCAGGACGCCCGCGCCCCAGTCGTACAGCACCTTGCCGGCGTCGCCGACGGCGGACACCGCCCGGCCTGGCAGGGTCTTCAGCCACCGGATCACGTCGGAAACCCCGTTGGCGGCGCGGCTGACGGTGTTGAGCCATATGTCATTCCACGCGCCCGCGATGTCGTGGCGGACGTGGTCGAAGGCGCTCGCGGTGCCGTGCCTCAGGCTGTCCCACTGCGTCTCGACGTCGTGGCCGATCCGGATAGCCACGCCGATCGTCGCGCCGTACACGTCATTCCAGATGGTGCGGGTGTCGCGGAGGACGTGGCCGAACTCGGCCGCCGTGTCATGGCCGAAGCTGATGAGGAGCTTCCGGGTGAAGTCGATGCCGCGGCTGACCTCGTGCGGCAGTCCGGTGGCCAGCCAGTGCGCCACGTTGCTCAGGGCGGCGAGCGCGGAAAAGACGTAGCCGGGCAGCTTAAACAGGAACGCCACCACCGCCGCCATCGCCTTGATCATGTCGGGATGGCGCGTGAAGGAGTTCGCCATCGACAGCACGCCGGTGGCCAGGGCGTTGACGATCCCAGGGATCTGCGGGGCGAACGCGCCGAGGAACTGGGCGAACGCCTTGCCGACCTGCCCAATCGCTTGGACCACGCGGGGCGAGGCCAGCGAGCTGGTCAGGGTGGTGCCGATGAGCTGCAAGGGGCCGGCGATGACCTTCTCCACGGCCACGAACACCGGGGTCAGCTTCGTGATCAGCGTGGACGCCGAGTCGAAGATCGTGCCCAGCACCTTCACGAACGGGGCGCCGATCTTGGTCAAGGCGTCGCTCGCGGTCTGCTGCAGGTTGGCCAGCGAGTTCTGCATGCCCGCCGTTGCCCTGGCGGCCTTTTGCTGCGCCGGGCTCAGCGCGTTCCAGGCGTCCCGCTGCTTGAGTAGCGCTTCCAGGGCCAGCTTCTGGTCGGGCAGCAGCGTCTTGTACGCGGCGCTGTTGTTGCGCAGCGCGGTCTCCGCGTTCTGCTGCGCCGGGGTCAGGTTCTGCCAGACGACGTTCTGGTTCGCCAGCAGTACCGCCGCGCGTGCCAGGTCGGGCTCCAGGCCCTTCAGTACGCCCTGGTATGCCTTCAGGTCCGCCGGGGACGTGTGGATCGCGGTGTTCAGGTTCGTGCTGGCCGTCTGGTAGGACGACTGCGCCGTGGTGATCGCGGCGGGCAGCTGGGACTTCAGCGCCCCGGCGATGCCGAGGCCGGTGAGGGCGGTGCCGAGCGCGCCAACGATCGCCCCGGACAGGGCGGTCGCGATGAACGGCGCCGCACTAGCGACGACGCCGACGACGCCTCCCTGTGCCAGCAGGGGCAGGCCGGCGAAGGCGGCGCCCGCGCCGGTGCCGCCCGGCCCTAGCATGGCGGCCAGTCCGCCGGCCGTGCCGCGCCGGCCGCCGCGGAGGCGGCTGAGGGCCGACTGGTCGACGACTACCCGGACCTTGGCCGTCACGGTGCGGTCCAGCCGGTCCAGCTTGTCGCTCAGGTCCGACAGTTTCCCGCCGAGGAGCCCCGCCTCGCGGCCTGCCGCCCGCATGCCGGCCTCCGCCGCGCGGGCGGCGCCTTCGAGGCTGGCCATGGCACGGTCGGTCTTGTCGATCCGGTCGTTCAGGGCGTCGATCTTGTCCGCGGCCTTGCCGGCCGCATCGGCGATCTCCTTCAGCGGGCCGGTCGCCTTGTTAATGGCGCGGAGGATCAGGTCGATGGTGGCCACCTGGCATCCTCCTCGCTAAAGTCCCCCGCCGATCCGCGCGTTACGGCCCCCGGCTGCCTGCTCAGCCTCGAACCGCTCGTACGCGATCCACTGCGTCAGCTCTCTGCTGTCGGCTCCGTCGAGTAGCTCGCCGACGGTCCTGCCGAGCCGGAGGGCGAGCCGGAAGATGAACTGACTCCACTCGGACTGCCGAAATCCTCGGTCAGCTCCTCCAGGTCCTCGTCCCCGATGCCGGACAGCCGTGCGGCCACCTCGTACACCCGGTCGAGCGCGGCACCGGAGCGGTTGCCGAGTTCGCCGGCGTCGGCGTCGGTGAACAGCCGCTGGCCCGCCTCGTCGACACAGCACCGGGCGACCAGCTTGGCCCGGATGTTGTCGGTGTTGGGGACGGCGCGCTTGCCGCGCCGCTCGATCAGCGCGGCCTCGAACTCGTCCCGCTGCCGGCCGGTGAGCCCGCGCACAAGAACGGAGCCGCCCCATTCCGGGACGGCCACTTCCTCGGTTGTGACGTCGTCGGCCTTGAGGATTTGCTCCCGGCCCAGTACTCCCATGGCTGCTCCTCCGAAACGCGGTTCTACGCTGCGTAGAGACTAGCCGATCTGCCGCTTGATGTCCTCGGCCACCCGCTCTATCGCCACTCGCGACGCCGGACCGAGCGGGCCCACGCTTGCGTAGAAGTACGGATGGGGGGCGTTGCCCTGCGCGTACCAGTGCTCCGTGTCGCCGAACAGCGGGTGCCTCCAGCGGGGCTTCACGCCGTCCATGTACAGCGGCAGGGACTTCTGGCCGTCCGGCATGAGCGCGGAGTTGACCTCCACGCCGACCCGGACCACCGGGCTGTCCTGCGTCCCGCCGGTGGCCCAGGTCTGCACGCAGTCCGCGATCCGGGCCCGCAGGCCCGGCGGCTGGCGGTAGGGCACGCCGCCGCCGGACGGGATGTTGAGGATGGCCGCCCGTATCCGCGGCACGAACGGCCGCGCCGTGGCCGCGAGTTCGCGGCGCATCTGCCGGGTCACGGCGAGGTTGTCCTGCCGGCGGAGTTCGGCGATGACCGCGCGCAGCTGGGTCGTCCCCGTGCCGGTACGGCGCGGCATGGCTACGGAATCGCGACGCGAGTGGCGGGCAGCTTCGTCGCAGCGAAGCTGTACGTCGTCTTGCCGGGATCTTCGACGGTCGAGTCGGACGCCTGCGCCATGACCCGCACGGGGAAGACGTCCATGAACTGCCCGGTGACGTCACCCTCCCACAGGACCACGACAAAGCCGTTGAGGTCACGGGTGAGCAGCGACCGGGCGTCGGCGCTGTTCTGGCTGTTGTACAGGGTGATGTCGTTCTGCGCCGACGTGAGGCGGCCCGGAACCTGGCTGGTGAACCGCGAGCCCATGTCCGGCACGTCGACGGGGGCGGACGTGACCGACCAGCCGGTCATCGTGTCAACCTCGGGCGAAAGGTCCGTGCCTGCGTTCAGTTCACTCCGCGTAGGCGCCAGGTAGTTGGCGGTCGTCGGCATCCAGTACACCTTGCGGATGCCGGGCGGGAAGTAGCGGACCGTGGGGGTCAGGGTTGGCGGTGCCATCGGCTATTCCTCCTTAGACGACGCCGCCGGCCTGGCGGCCTTCGGCTTACTTTCGGCCGCGGCCCTCGCCGCTGCCTCGCTCTGGTTCGCCTCGTGCTCGGCCCTGGTGAGCCAGCCCGACGGGCGGTATGCGGACACGGACTCATCCGGCACGTTGACGTACGCGCCGGACGCCGGATGAACGATCTGCGTGTGACCCGCGGGGACCACGGCAGGCATCTCCGGCACAGCCGGGCGCTGCTTCTCGTCTTCCACCCGCCAGCCGGCGCGCTCGTGGATGACCACGGCGGCCTCGTTCGCGAGGATCGGCTGGCCCGGCAGGTCGGGGTGGATCATGCGGACGGTCATGAGCCCGGCACCACCACTGCCGCGACCTGCACGCTGGTGAGCGTGCCGGTGTAGGTCAGAGACACCGGGCCCGGCCCGTAGACACTCGCCGGGAACGGGATCAGCCAGTCGACCGGGCCCACCGGAATGGACACGGTCCGGGTCGGGCCCGGCAGGCCGTCAACGCTGGGCAGCGTCATGGCGACGGTGATCGCCGTGCCGGCGGACGGGTTCTTTACCAGCAGGGCCACGCCCGCGCCGGTCGGCATCGTGTCGCCGTTCGCGGGCGTGCTGTAGGAAAGCTGCGCCCCGGCGTGCGGCGGCGACTGTACTGCGTATGCGGTCATTTCTGCCCTCTCACTGGGTCCATGCTTCGCACTCGATGCCGAATGTGACGATGACGTCGATTCCGCGGCGCGTCTGCACCTGGTGCAGCGCCGAGTCTGCGGCCATCGTGGCCTTGGCCACCGGCGGCGTCCTGATCAGGTCGTCGATCGTCTTGCCGACCAGGGTTATGTTCGCGTAGGCGATCGTCCTGGCGGATGCGATACTGCCGGCCCCGACGCGGACGACCGACGCGCAGTTGATGCGGAACGTCTCCAGGTAGGCGGGACCCAGGCCTGACTGGACCGTCGTGACAGTAACCGACGCGCCGCCCAGTTCCTCGCTCATCGACCGCGACGGGTACTCGTAGCCAGGGTAGAAACCCGGCCAGCCCACCACGATGACGTCCTTGCCGGACTCCTCGCTCGCCCACTGGCCGTCCTTGACCAGCACCTTCGCGCCCGCAGACGCTACCTGTGCCTCGATGAGCGTCAGCAGCTGCGCGATGGCACCGGGGACGTTCGACTGCCACGGGCGCCCCGACGGCATAACAGCACCACCGGCCGCGCAGGTCCCAGCAGCTCCCGGACCTTCCGCGGCAGCGCCTCGTAGTGCCGGTAGTCGGCCAGCTCCTCCGGCCCGATGACACCGCCGACGCCGCCCGGCCCGCGGCGGGTCTCCCACAGTGCCTGCAGCAGCATCATGGCCGCGTTCTGGTAATGCTGCGGGATCACCGAGTAGCCCGCCGTCCATACCGCCGTCACGTACCCGCTGAGCGACGGTCCGGCCAGGATCTGCTTGACGATGCCCGTGTCCGGGTCGATGAAGTAACCGCCGGACGTCGTGCCCGCTGCGATCGGCGCCGAGACGTACGTCGTCGTGGTGCCCCAGATGATGCCGGTCAGCGAGATCAGCTGGACGACGGGCAGCTTGAACAGCCGGAACTTCCACCCGCTGCAGCGCTGCTCCCACGTGAACGTGAACTGGCGCTGGACGATGACCTCGTTCTTGTGCAGCTCGACCGGCCCGGTCATCGCCGCGATCCAGCTGCGCAGCTCGTCGTCGTCGTCGGTGTACGTCGGGTCGATGCCGAGCTGCCGCTTGGCGTCGGCCAGCGAGACGAGCCCGATCGGCGGCTGCGGCGCGACCTCGAATACGTCGGTGTAGGAGCTGTTCGGGGATGTGACAACCCAGTCCAGCGTGTGACGCCCGGCCTGCGTGATCGTGTAGGTCGCGAGGTAGCTGCCGGTGACGGCGGGCGGGTTCGTGACAGCGGGGCTCGCAGTCGTGCCGTCGGGCAGCGTGATCGTCAGCGTGACGCTCGTCGCGTTAACCGGCACTCCGGCGCTGTTGAGCAGCGGCGGCAGGACGGCCGTGTAAACGTCGCCGACTTCGATCACAGCGGCCTGCTACTCCGCGGTCTTGGCTGTGCGAGTGCGCGGCGTACCGGACGGACCGCTGGCAGAGAGCGCCACGGCGGGCCGCTCGGCGGGCGCCGTCCACTCGTAGTCGACCGTGAACGGCTCGAACAGGTGCTCGCGGCCGTCCAGCAGCGGGTGGCCCTCGCGGACCGTCGTGCGCGACTGGATTC